CGTACCTGTCAGGCGGGTTCCGGTGCCGGGCTTAAGGAGTACGGTGGCACCACTGTCGCGAATGAAACGCTCATCATGTCCGGCTGGCCAGCCAGTATTATTCTGAGCCGGGGCGGTGAGCACAGCCCGCTGAAGTTACCGGGTGAAGTGCGCAGCGCGTGGCATAACATCCTGATGCCAGCGTACAGGGAGCTGCCTGTGCATACGGGGGACTTTGTGACGGATGATACGGGTCATCGTTATGTCATCAGCGGCACCGAACTGACAGCCATGGGCTGGCGGTTCACTGCTTTACAGGTGACGGTATAACATGGCCAGCGTTGATGATGTCTCACATTTCCTGGCCAGACGGGTCGCTGATGTAGTGTATCCTAGCGGCAGTCAGTTACCCGGTATCGTTAATAGCGCAGTGAAAATCTACCCAGGCTGGCCCGTGCTTGGCGACTTACAGCAGGATATCGGGAAGGGGGGCGTTCACATCTCGGTATGGCCATTGGCGACTGAACGTAAGATCGGCAGTGCGCTGGGCAGGCCTTTTCGGGTCATCGCGAAAGGCAGTCCCTCTTTGCAAATTACAGTGAATGGCAGCGTAATCGGTGTTACCGGTGTGGCTTCAGTGCTCACTAACGTGCGAATAAACCTTGATGGAAAAGAGTTCAGCTTTCATTTCAGAGCCGGAGCCACGGCGGAACAGGCGGTTTACGCTCTCGCTGCATCACTGCCCCGGTCATTCACTGTGGGCAGCAGGGTGTGTGTCCTTATGGTTAAGCATATTAAGGTTCTCGTGACGACTGCGGGCACGGCAGTAAGAGAGCTACACAGGCAGATAAAAGATTTTCAGATTACCGTCTGGGCGCCCACACCTGTGCTCAGAGACCGGATCGGCAGCACCATTGATGCTGCTATGTCTGAGCAGTGTCACATCGACCTTGATGATGGTGCGCCCGCGCAGCTGCTTTATGCCCGACAGTTCGATTCGGACAGGTCGGAAAACTGGCATATTTACCGGCGCGACCTGATTTTCAGCGTTAATTACGCCACAACGCAGACCGTGACCGCACCAGAAGTTACCCGAACTGTGGTTACCCTTAACGGGCTCCAGACCACGCGGTAACACCTCTTCTTTTCAGCATCAGCTCATTAATCCGGAGTATTTACGCATGCCGATTTATTCAACCGGCGACCTCAACATGTCTGCATTAACGGCACCTGACCTTTACGTCCAGGTTGTTCCGCCACGAGCGCGTTACATTAACGGCGTGCCGACCGACGGGCTGGGGCTGGTGGGTGTGGCAAGCTGGGGGCCGGTTAATAGTGCTTTTCGCATCAGCTCAGATAACGATCTTGCATTTTTTCTGGGCACGCCGAAAGAACGGACGTACGACTTATCCACGGCCGTTGCCATTTCACTTCAGCTGGGTGCCTCAAACCTGAACTGCGTTCGCGTCACCAATGGCCGCGACACGCCTGCCAGTGGCCGGCTCTGTGAAAAGGCCGGTAAGTCAGCTCTGCAGCTGGCGGCACTCTACAGCGGGACGCGTGGAAACCGTATTATCGCGGGCATCGGCAGCGGAACCGCGGTTAACTCGAAAAAGCTGACCATCAGTCTGCCGGGAGTTAGTGCTGAGGTGTTCGATAACCTTACGGGCGAAGGCGATGCGCTCTGGAAAGCCATGGCTGAAGCGGTGAATCAGGGCCAGATGAATATCCGGGGTCCCAGCCAGCTGGTGCGGGCGACGGTTACCGAATCTGAAGCGCCTGCCCAGGCTGCGGTTAAAGAGGTCACGTTCAGCGGTGGAACTGACGGCGCGACCGGCATCACCGATGCTGTACTCCTCGGTACCGACAGCATTGAGGGACCACGTAAAGGCATGTATGCCCTGCGTGGCACTAACTCTCAGGTCATCAATCTGATTGATGTGACCGGCAAAGAGTGCTGGCCCGCAATGGCAGCGTTTGCCCGCTCGGAGGGTGCCTACATCATCGCGCAGGGCGCGGCTTCAGCCGGATGTAAAACCCTCTCCGAAGCACTCAACAGCTCAGGCGTAGACGACTGGCATTTCAAGCTAATCGTGGGTGACTGGCCATCCTGGAAGGACACTGCTAACGGTATCAACCGCATGGTTGCGCCGGCAACATTCGAGGCGGCGAATATTGCAGCCCGATCACCACATATTTCCACCCTCAACAAACGCATCCCCGGCATCATTGCCACCGAGCGGCAGCTTGCAGGGCGACCTTACTCGGTGCCGGAAATCGGTGCCATAAATTCAGCACGCCTCGACGTCATCACCAATCCCTGTCCGGGCGGAAATTACTTCGGCATGCGGTCAGGGCGTAATACTTCATCCAATCCGACGCAATGCGATGACACCTACACCCGCATGACCAACTTCCTGTCGCTGACCATTGCGGCGAGCTTCGGAAGCGTGGTGGGTGACAATCAGACCACAGACCTGCGCCGGGAGACTAAAAGTACGCTGGAGTCCTTCCTGTCAAATCTTGAGACGCTGAAGATGATTGGTGATCCGAATGGCGGGCCGGCTTTCGCGGTGCGCCTCGATGCGACCAACAACCCGGATTCCCGCGTTGCGCTGGGCTACATGACGGCCGATGTGCAGGTGAAATACCTGAACGTTGTACGCTATTTCCTGGTGAACCTGGAAGGGGGCGGCAGCGTGTCCATCTCCGTCTCAAATGACTCACCCCGCTAACGGCTGCTGCACTCTTAATCCGGAGATAACCCATGCCAACTCTTGGCTATACCGTAGGCCGCGATATTGCTGTCGATATCAATACGCCCACGGGCAGGCTGCGCATTCCCAAAATTATCAGTTTTGACTCTAAGCCGCAGGTCTCAACCCAAAAAATCACGCCGCTGAATGGCATTACTGACGAACTGCAAATCCCCGTGGGCTGGCACGGCACCATCACGGCTGAACGTATGGACGCCACGCTTGATGATTTCTGGGCGAAGTGGGAAGACAACTATTACAACGGCATCGATCAGCCCCGCGGCACTATTACCGAAACCATCACCGAAGCGGATGGCACGGTCAGCGTGTTTCGGTATGAAGGCGTGTCGTTTCACCTCACCGATGCCGGGAACAAGCAGGGCGAGAAGACGGTGAACCAGACCCTGTCATGGACGGCAAACCGCCGTAAAAAAGTGAACTGAGGAATAAATAATGGTGCAGGTCAGAGTGCATGAAACGTCACCGCCCGCAGTGGCGGAATCTGCGGTGAAATCAAATCAGGTCAGGGATGCTGGTGGACGCATCATTACCCTGCGCGAGCTGGACCCGGTGCAGGAATCCCGCCTGACGGTTGCGGTCGGTCCGGAAATGTCCATCAACGTGATGTACATGAACATGTATGCCTTTCCGGTTGCGGCGGTTGCTGACATTGACGGGGACGAATACCCGGTGCCACAGAACCCGAAACAGATTGAGAGCATGCTGGCCATCCTCGGTAAAAGCGGGCTTAAAGCGGTGAGCGCCTGGCTGCGTGAAAAGTCGAAAGAGGAAGAAGATGAGGCCACGGAGACCGCTGCAAAAAACTCGCACGGAACCCCGGGTTCATTAACCAGTGCTGGCTGATGAAGTCCGGGGTTCCGTTCAGCGTTATTTTTCCCAGCCTGACAGCGCTGATGCCCCATGAGCGCATTGCGATGGGTGTGGTCATTGGCGAGCTTGAGGGCGGTGCTTATAACTGGAACACGGGCAGGTGGGAGGAGGGTAAGTGATGGACCTTGAGCAGTTTGCGAGAGAGCTGTCGTCTGCCTCAGCCAATATCGCCAAAGAGCTTGAGCTGGGCTTCCATGCCATTGTCAAAGAGATTGAGGAAACGGCAAAGGAAGAAATCGGGGTCTATCAGCCCGCTGTCGGGCCGTTTGAGGCATGGGCACCGCTGGCAGCATCGACGAAAGCTGAGCGCGTCCGCCTGGGTTACACCGAAGACGAGCCGCTGCTGCGTTCAGGCCAACTCAGAGACTCCATTGAGAGCGAGGTGGCTGGTCTGGCGGCCATCGTCGGGACCAAAAGTGAACTTGGACTCTGGCAGGAAGTCGGTACCGACCGCATTCCGCCGCGGCCTTTCATCGGGCCGGCATATGTGCGCAAGATTGATCCGCTGATGGAGTCGATTGGAATGGCGATTTCGAAGGGTTTTAAGGCTTACTGATGATTCGAATACGTTCCAGCCTAGGTTCGCAGCTTCATAAAGTGTTCGGTACTTCATCCTCGGTAGAAGAGAACGATGAGGGAAGGCACTATTTTTGGCCGTAGGTAATTATCTGGCGAGGTAGGCAAGGAGGCTGGCTGTGTATAACTAGCTTTTGCTGATGCTTGACACTGAAGGTGGGGTTGTGGTTGCAGGAATCCATGAGTGGTAATACAATGCTATTACCAGATTGGTAACAGCTGATGTAAAGAGTAATGTTGACCATTTTGATCATGTTTCAGTTTTAGCTGAGGCATTTGTTTACACTGAAATTAGAGGTACATCCATGGGTCACGCACAGAAAAAGGTAGAGAGATTGTACATCCCGCCTCGTGACAAGAGCAACGTAGCAGCTCCGCGAGCGGCAATGAGTGATGCCACTACGCATCATGACCAAGTTCAAAATGCTTTTGGCTTTGGTTTCGCTCGTTACGAAAAAGCGATGGAAGACCTGTCTAAGGTGTAAGTGAATACGCATGGCAGAGCATGTTGATGGAGTTAACTACCTGTCCGTAGATGACCTATGTTTTATCAACAGGTCGCTAATCGAGGCTCAAACACCTGATGAGCCTATCGACGTCCTAAATCCTAACGGTTTGGGATCATCTCAAGCAAGACCAAGCCAAATAAGATACTACCAGCAGACAGATGACATGTTTCATCTGGCTGCTGCGCTTATTGAAAGCATTATACAAAATCATCCCTTCGCGAATGCCAACAAGCGTACCGCAATGATGTCCGGCTACATCTTCTTACTTATGAATGGTTACGAACTGACTGCCCCAGATCATGAGGTGGTCACGATTGCTGAGGGGATGGCAATGAA